TGCGTCTCGCATTGTGTACGGGTCTGGGCACTATGAGCGATTGGGGGCGCAATGGACGCTGACCAGGAACTATCCACTCTAGATGACCTTGCAAATGCCCTTGATTTGGCCGCATCTGCGGACGAAGTCATGGTGCTCGCAGAACGGTGGCGTTGGTTTCACCCGCACGACCGCTTTGCCGATGGACTGATCTATGACGCCTGGCGCGCGTTCACGCGCTCATGAGTCTCTGGCTTCATCACTGGATCTGGATTGATCTCTGGTCTCCGATCTGGCCCAACCTTGCCGCATCAGCTTTCTGTGCGGCCATTGTCGATGTCCGTCACGTCCGTCGGACCAAGCAGCTGAAGAAGGATCTGACGGGGGGCAATAAATGAGTTTTACGATGGTCACTGTCACGGCTCGATACGAGACGATGAACGGGGATCCTGCTGCCGGCTCTATCACGCTGACTCCGTCAGTGGCGATGTCCAATGCTGGCGAGACGATCTCGACCATTCCACTGACTCTGACGCTGGCCTCTGGTCAGGCGACCTTTCAGGCCGCTGCAATCGATGACCCTGGCACGACACCTTCGGGCGTCGTCTACAACGTCACCGAGAATATCACTGGCGCGTCTCCGCGCACCTATAGTGTCCAGTTTTCGTACCTCGTCCCGACAGTCAACCTGTCGGATATTGCGCCGGCTTCCACCCTGGTGCCGAGTACGACGTATCAGCTGGTGGCTGCCAAGGGGCAGCCGAATGGCTATGCGGCACTCGACGGCAGCGGTCTGGTACCGGTTAGCCAGCTGCCAACTGCTGCCCTTGACGGCATCACTCAGGCTGCGGCTGACGCTCGATATGACGCCATCAACGCCGCTGCCGCTGTGGCAACTGCGGCAGCCACTACTTACGTGCCCCTCAGCGAGGTTGGCGCCGCTTCTGGCGTGGCGTCGCTTGACTCTACGGGCATGGTAACCGTGGCTCAGGTTCCTGGTGTCTATATGCCTCCTACGGCCAAGCTTCCGCAGTATGTGCCTCCTACGGCGATCGTGACTCAGTTCCAGTCCGGTCATGGATTCTCTTCGGCCGGGACGGGAACTTTCACAGCCAACGATACGACCGATTTCCTGTTCGGCCAGTCGTGCAACATCGTCACCGATGGTGCCGGTGGTCTAGCAAAGATCAAGAAGGTCGGCATGCCGGCCGTGAATACTACCGGCCAGATGATTCGCTTCAGGGTCAAGATCGATGACATCACGCACTTGACGCATCTGGAAGTCCTGTACGGGTCGTCCAGTCTCGCGAACTACTACGAGTGGATTCCGCAGCAGGCGCCTGCTGGCTCGAACTTCATTCCTTCTGGTGGCACTGGAGGCAACGGAGGTGGCTGGTACACGGTCACGCTTCACTTTGCCGACGCTACAACGTCGGGCTCTCCGTCCAGGACGTCTCTGACCGATCTCCAGTTCACGATTCAGGATGACGGGCTTGGGACCGGGGTCAAGTGTCACTTTCAAGATTTCGAGATCATCCCTGATGCTTCCGCGATCTTTCCGAATGGCGTTGTGTCGATCGGCTTCGATGACGCCTACTACTCGATGTACCAGTATGCGTTCCCGATCCTTCAGGCCGCTGGCATGCGTGCCAGCGTGTATCTGATTCAGTCTCTGATCGGCTCTAGCGGCCGGATGAGTCTCCAGAATCTGGACGACCTTCAGAAGTATGGCTGGGAAGTCGGGAGTCACGCGTACCTCGATGCGGACCACGCTTTGACCTACACGGGCATGACTGCTGCACAGCTTGATAATGATCTGCGGCTGATGAAGGCGTGGGAGATCGTCAATGGCCTCAGAGGCATGGACGGTACGGCATATCCGCTTGGTCAGTACGGTCTGACGACCGATGGCGTTTCGACTACGTCGATCATCAAGAAGTACAACAGATATGCCAGGACCATCACGCGCAAGACATATGAAACTTTTCCGCCAGCTGATCCCTACCGGCTTCGCGCTCAGTCTGCCATCGGCAGCTTTGCGGGGAACTATCCGGTCAGCACGATCACGGCTACGGATCTGCCCCACATCAAGGCGAATCAGCTGTGGGGCATCTACACGATGCACGACTTCACCACGGGTACTCCGTCGTCTTCGACTCAGATGACTGTGGCTGATTTCCAGACGTTCATTACGGCGCTTGCAGCGTCCGGCATTCCTGTCATCCCTGCTGGTGACGTTCTGAGGTACTACGGCTGACGATTGGAGGTGGTGGCATGGCTGGTCGTGGTCCGGCTCCGAAGCCGGCAGACAAGCGGCGTAGGCGCAATGCCAATGACGCCACCTCTATCGTGCCTGACGGCAAGCTCAGGGGGCCGACGCTCCCGAAGGACGTCGGTTTCGAATGGAATCCTCGCACTAAGGCTTGGTGGCTGAACTGGCGCAAGAGCGCCCAGTCGCAGACCATGACCGATTCCGACTGGGATTTTCTCCTGGATACGGCTCTGATGCATCACGCGATGTGGGAGAAGGGCCAATGGACTCTAGCCGCAGAGGTCAGATTGAGGGTCGCGAAGTTTGGCGCGACTCCGGAAGACCGGATGAGGCTCAAGTTTCAGATTGATGACCCTGACGAGGATATGCCGTCGCCGACGGCTGACAAGTCGGTGCCGCAGATGGATGACTATCGTCACCGTTTCGCGGCTAGTAGTGAATGAGAAGCTGAGGCCGCTTCCCCCGATGCTGACGCTCGGGTATCGGATTCTCGACTGGTGTCGAGACAACCTGATTCAGCCGGATGGCGACAATCAGGGAGATCCCTTCATCTTTACGGATGAGCAAGCGGCTTTCATCACTCACTTCTATGCCGTAGATGAGCACGGCAAATTCACGTACCGCCGTGGCGTGATCTCTAGGCCGAAGGGCTGGGGGAAGTCGCCACTCCTTGCGGCCATCTGCTGTGCAGAGCTGCTGGGGCCGGTTGTCTATGCCGGCCGGGATGAGCTTGGCGAGCCGATTGGCCGTCCGCAGCCATCACCGCTGGTGCAGCTTGCGGCAGTGTCCGAGGACCAGACGGGCAATACGTATGAGCTGGTCGTAGAGATGCTTAAGGGCCCTGCGATGGAGAATTACCCGGGCTTGGACCCGGGCCTGACTCGCACCTATACGGCCAACGGCAAGCTGATTCCGGTTACTGCCAACAGCACGTCGCGTGAGGGTCAGAGAACTACTTTCGCCGTTCTGGACGAGACTCACCTATGGACCGACGTCAACGGCGGCAAGCGCCTCTCCAGCGTCCTGCGACGCAATCTGGCCAAGATGAAGGGTCGCTCCATTGAGACGACCAACGCTTTCGTTCCTGGTGAGGGATCGGTAGCTGAGGCGTCGGCCGAGACAGCCCAGAAGGCGCTTGAGGGAAAGCTTCGCCGGAATGGTCTCTTGTATGACCATGTGGAACCACCTTTCGAGGTGGACAAGACCAACGAGAAGTCCATTCGCGCGGCTCTGACTCACGTGTATGGCGATGCTGTTGCCTGGATTGATTTCGATCGTCTGATTGAGGAGATCTGGGATCCAGCTACGGATCCCCAGGACAGTGACCGCTTCTACTTCAACATGATCACGCATGCGACCGATAGTTGGATATCCCAGCCGGAGTGGCTGGGATGCCAGGATCACACGAAGGACATCGAGCCTGGTGACGTCATTACCTTGGGCTTTGACGGTTCTCGTAAGCGCATGCGCAATGTCACTGACGCGACTGCCCTTATCGGCTGTCGCGTGAGCGATGGTCACATATTTCAGATCGCAGTGTGGGAACAGCCTGAAGGCCCGGAGGGCGAGAACTGGGAAGTCCCGATCATTGAAGTTCTTGCGGCGGTGGATGAGGCTTTCGAACGCTTCTCTGTGGTCGGCTTCTATGCCGACCCTGCCAAGTGGGAAGGCCACATCTCGACCTGGGAAGCGAAGTACAGCAAGCGCCTACAGGTGAAGGCCAGCGCCAATCATCCGATCGAATGGTGGATGACCGGTGGCCGGCTCACTCTGACTGTCCGTGCTTTGCAGATCCTGCATAACGCGATCATCGATCACGAGATGACCCATGACGGATCCTATGCGCTTACGCGTCACATGCTCAATGCCCGACGTCGCGTCGGTCGTACTGGCGTGACGATCGCCAAAGAGCATCCGTCATCGCCACGGAAAATTGATGCCGCTATTGCAGCCACTTTGGCATTCAAGGCTCGCCAGGATGCTCTAGCCGCCGGCGCTACGGCGCCCGTAAAGCGCTCTAAGCGCCTCTACCGATTCTAAGGGGGTTATGCGTGCTCGATGATACCGATGTCTCGAATGCCCCCGGTTGGTGGCTGATGCGCCTAGGAAAGGCGCTGAGCGGCGATGTGCCGCGTATGGCGGATCTGATGCGGTATGACTCCGGGGATCATCCGTTGCCCGTCGGCAACAGGAAGATGCGGGATACCTACCACCGCCTTCAGAAGATGGGCCGGAGCAATTACACGGGTCTGGTCGCTGAGGCTGTTGAAGAGCGCCTGGTAGTTACTGGATTCCGTACCGGATCCAAGGGAACTCCCGCTACCGATGATGAGGCATGGGGCATTTGGCAGGCGAATTCACTCGACGCCGACTGCAACATTGTCCATCATCAGGCGCTGGTCACTGGTCGATCCTATGTGATCGTGGGCCAGGACCCTGACGACAGTACGGCCGTCCTGATCACTCCAGAGTCTCCCCTTCAGGTGATCCACGAATCCGATCCGTGCCGGCCGCGAAAGCTGCTGGCCGCGATGAAGACATGGATCGACTCGATTGAGGGTCGTCAACTGGCGATCGTCTACATGCCAGATCAGATCTTCTACTTTCAGGCCGTACAGCCGGGCATGGATCCTGCGGAGTGGGATCCGAGATCCTGGGAAGTTAAGCAGGAACCGGCTTCGAATCCTCTCGGCGAAGTCCCCGTGGTCCCTTTCATCAACCGGCGCCCCCGGGCGCCTATGGGCATGGGTGAGTTCGAGGACGTCACTGACATCCAGGACCGCATCAACGTCACGATCCTTGATCGTCTCGTCACTCAGGCCATGCAGGCATATCGCCAGCGCTGGGCCAAGGGCATCAACGTTGAAGACGAGAACGGGAATCCTCAGCGACCCTTCGATCCCGGCGCGGATCTTCTGTGGATCGTTGAAGACGAGGATGCCCAATTCGGCGACTTTCAACAGACCGACCTGAAGCCGATCCTAGACGCATGCTCATCTGACATTCGCGACTTGGCGGCTATCAGCCGCACTCCTCCGCACTACCTGCTGGCAGACATGGTCAACGTGTCTGGTGACGCCCTGACGGCCGCAGAGAGCGGCCTTACCAGCAAGGTCACCAATAGATCGGTGGAGTTCGGTGAGGCATGGGAGAAGGTCCTCAGACTCGCTGCCATGTACGGGGATGGTGAGGTCGGCGACGACAGTGTCATCGTCTGGGCCGATCCCGAGAGGCACAGTCTCTCCGAACTTGCCGATGCCGCAGTGAAGTACGAGAGCGCCGGTGTTCCCTTCAGGGAGCGCATGGCCCTGTTGGGTTTCACTCCTGCCGAGGTTGACCGGATGGAAGCAGAGCGCATGAAAGATGCTCTGGTCGCGAGCCTCAACTCTCCGCTCTCTGTCGATCCTGGTGCGGCGCCAGGTGCGAGCACGATGGCTCTCACACAACCGGGACAGCTGGATGCTGCATCACCTCCTGGTCTTCCGTCACCTCAGCCGGCTCCGCAGCCGGCCACTAGGTGAGCACGTCTGTACTGGCTCAACGGGCTGATGCCGCTGTGGCGGCTGTCAGACACAGGACGATCATCCAGGCTCAGCGCGCCTGGTCGGCATCGCCGGACTACTCGGATGCTGGTCTGGCCGTATGGCTCTCTCAGATCGTCCCTCTGATGTCTGCGAGCCAGCAGACGATCTCCACTCTCACTGACATCTACATCGCTGCGGTCCTGTCGGACATGAGCGGACACACAGTCAACCCGGTTGGTATCCCTGCCGAAATGGCGTCGGGTGCTGCACTCCGAAACGGAGTGACGCCGGAGATTGAGTATGAGCGTCCCTTCAAGGAGATCTGGTATCAGCTCTCGCAGGACAAGGATTTTGCCGAGGCTGTAGGCATCGGCGAGCAACGCGCGATGACGATGATCTCTACCGATCTTCAGTTGGCCAGGACTCATTCAGCGCGGTACGCGCTTGAGCAGTCTGGTCCTGGGGTTGGTGTGGTCGGCTACCGCCGTGTCCTGACTTCAGGCAGCGCTTGCGCCCTGTGTCAGATCGCTGCGACGCAGCGCTATCACATCACCGACTTGATGCCGATTCATCCGAACTGCACATGCGGCGTAACGCCGATCGAAGGCACGAAGAAGATCGGTCAGAAGATTGATGCCATGTACGTGAGTCCGGACGCTGAAGCGTCGGATACGTCTGGCAGCTTCTCGCCATTCTATGGCGATCATCCTGGGCTATCCGTTCACCACAATGGCGAGATTGGCCCAGTGCTTACCGTCAAGGGACAGGCTTTCCGTGGTCCTTCTGACATTCCTCCGGCGGCCGAAACGGCAGCCTAGACCCGAAACGGGAGACACAAATATGGCTGACGACCCAACCACTCCGCCCGCTGGCGCCGATCCGAATACGCCGCCTGCCGGTGTGACTGATCCGGCGACTCCGCCGGCACCTCCTGCTGATCTGGATTCGGCGCTCAAGGAACTTGCCAAGTGGCAGGCAATGAGTCGCAAGAACGAAGAGCGAGCCAAGTCCAACGCCGCTGCGGCTACTGAGCTTCAGCAGATCAAGGATGCTCAGCTTTCCGCCGAACAGAAGGCACAGAAGATCGCAGATAAAGCCACTGCCGATGCGGCAGAGGCTAAGGCGGCTCTCGCTCGGTATCAGGTGGCTGCGGCCAAGGGTGTTCCGGTGGAGCTTTTGACTGGAG